TCAGTACCATTGTAATGGTTCCAAAGGTAGCGGTCAGTGCGGCCAATGTTAGACAAACGTAGCAGTCTATTATCCTCTCGCTTCTCCGCTCCAAACTCCTTACGCATTAGTGCTTTAACTCCATCACCAAAGCGTTCTATCTCTGCCTCTACATCTACAGATGGGTCAGCGTCCTTGCTTTCCATCATAGCATAGATGTCTGCTACTAAAGTTTCAACAGTTTTCATCGTACTCTCCTATGACTGCATCTAACCATCGTTTAGCTATCTCTACGTCACACTTGAACCACTCATTGCGCTGCTCAAAAATATCAGCCAGTCTGTTGTGTGTTTCAGCTTCAGTTGCTCTACGATCTGGTGTGTCTACTGTATAAGCTAACGTGTAGTCTCTGTAAGGGCTTGAAGTTTGATAACCGCCTAGCCTATCATCTGCGTCAACAGCCATACCTACCTTAACCCAACCTTCCCATGCAGGGTTCGTGATTATATACACCTGACCCTGTGGGCTAGTCTTGTAGTTCGCTAAGGAACTAAAGGCTGCATCTTCAAAACCTTTGTATCTGCCTGCTTTGTACAGTGGGTGTATCTTCTTAACCTCAACACCGTTAACCCACATCCTTTTAGCATCCCTTGCCTGTACTGCTTCCTTGTTGTCCTTGTAGTACTTACCCTTAGTGGGTGTCTGCCCATGTGTTGCCGACTTTGTACTCTCCGGCGAGAGGGCAGTTGAGTTTGTAATAGGTTCCGGCAGCTTCAACACAGCTTGTTGCCAGCCTTCCGAAAACCTCTGCTTTCTCTTCTCGTACCTCTGTCTGGATCTCATCATGTATGTTCCCTATTATGTGAAAGTCTATACCCCATAGTGTAGCATACTCATGCAACAAACACAAGGCTTTCTTCATTATAATAGCACCAGCCGACTGTAACAGGCTGTTCAGTGCCGCGTGGCTTGATCGTATGGCGACCCTTCTCCTATCCAAGCCAAGAACATAGCCTCTTCCAGCCGCCAGTCCAACTCGTTCTCGTAGGTCTCCAAGAGCAGGCGTATTTGCAAGGAACTTTTCTTTAAGTCTCTTGCCATCCTTTGCAGATCCTCCAACGATGCTTCCGATCTTGGCGTCTCCTGCGCCATAAAGAAAAGCGTAGATGAAAGTCTTTGCTTGATCTCTAGTGTCAAGGCCCGCAGCCAACTGGTTTGCCGTGTGTATATCTCCGTTGAGTATTTCATTTGTGTAGTCCTCGTCATTCATGTAGTGTGCAAGCATTCGTAGCTCAAGACCACTGGCATCCATACCTACCAGCTTGTAACCTTCCGGTACTGTCCACACATCACGACACTGTTTGCCGTAGGGTGAGTAGACTGCTGGCACCTGCCCCATGTTTGGACTAGAATGTGTCATGCGGCCCGTCACAGCACCATTAGGATTAACGTACCCATGTACTCTACCTTCGTCCGTGACTGCATCTAACCAGCTCTGCACCTGTGCGATACGCTTCTGTATCATCAGGTACTCACCAATCAAAGACGCTTGTGGTATGCCCTTCACTTCCCGCAGCACTGCCTCATCAACGATGGCCTGTCCTGTCTCAGTAAATTGCTTAGGCTTCCAGCCAAAGTATTGTAGGTATCTTCCTATCTGCTGTCGTGATCCTAAGTTAAACGCTGGGAAATCAATGCGACTAAACTCACCACCGACCACTTCCCAACTGTCACCTAAGAACTTCAGACCCACAACTGACATGGCTCCGTCCTTCTTAATCTTAGGGCATACTTGTTTTACAAAAGTAGGTAAAGGTTTAAAGACTTCGTGTACCTCATCCTCTAGGTCATACTTCTTTTCTTTAAGTTCAGCAAGTAAGACAAAAGATTTCTCTTGATCTAAAGTCCAGCCTCTTTTAATTTGCTGTGATATAACTGCTTGCACTCGATGCTCAAGGTCAATACTCTCACTTCCAAAACCACTAAGCTCAGAAAGTAATCTCTTGTACACCAGTTCATTAACTCTAACATCTTGCTTACCATACTCCACCATGTCTTGCGTAAAGTTATCCCAATCATCATGCTCTCCTTTGGGGAATCCTAATCTCTCACCCCAGCTTCCTAGTGAATGCCCACCGTCCCGTGAAGGATCAGCAAGGCGTGACATAACTAATGTATCTGACACAATGCACTTACTAAAGTCAGTAGCTAACAACCTTTCGCAGACAGGTATGTCAAAGTCAATAATGTTATGTCCAATTACTCTGCACTCTCCCATATCTTTAATGTACTGGCTAAAGGCAGAGACTGTATCGGCTGAGAACAATACATACTTATCTGTATCTCTCTCGTAAACCCATACTAACCATACTTTGCTAGGGTTTAAACCGTTGGTCTCAATGTCAAATACTATCTCTCGCATTTAAAACTCCGCTTTGTCATCCGATGCTGGACAGGCTGTCTCAATCATACGGCCTGATTCATTATCATAGTACAAGTAACAAGCTGGCCCTGTCAACCCCGCAAACCTGTTCTTCA